TTGTGATGACTGTTAAAATATAAAGATATGCCTTGTTACGAATGTGAAAATGGAATGTGGAGATTTGGAGAAACTGGTAACTGTCAGTATGATTCTAAAGAATCGTGTGAAACTGCCAACAAAGACTATTATGCAAAAACATATAATGACTATCCACAATCTGCAACTAACAATGCCAAGAGAGCTTTAAAGTGGGTAGAAGAAAATGGTTGGGGTTCTTGTGGAACTGATGTAGGTAAAAAAAGAGCAAGACAATTAGCAAGTAGAGAAAGTTTATCAAGAGATACTATAGCTCGTATGGCATCTTTTAAAAGACATCAGCAACATAAAGATGTACCCTATGATGAAGGCTGTGGAGGTCTAATGTGGGATTGTTGGGGTGGAACGAGTGGTATTAATTGGGCAATAAAAAAACTTGACCAAATAGACAAAGAAAAAAATAAATTAGATGATAGGTTTAAAGATTACTTAAATAAATATGGCTGCTAACGAACACAAAAATTTAACAGATGTAAACAGACATAACCCAAAAGGTTTTGAGTCTGCTTTTAACGATACTTTATGCAGTAAGTCTACTGGTACTGGTGCAGGTAATACAGATGGTAGTTTGGTATGGACAAAGAAAAACCTAATTAAGACTGATACGTTTGACATACAGGGTTATGCTACATTAACTAATTCTAATTATCACTATGGTGCTAATATGACTGATGGTCAATCGCCAAATGAATACAATCAAGACTATGGAGCAGGAACTGTTGGACAAACAGCTTTAGATATAGGTGATTTTTTTAAAGTAAAATCTTTTGTTATGCACAATGCTTGTAATGTAAATACATTATATATGTGGGGAAATGCAACAAGTGCAGCAACAATAACAGTAGCTTTATGCAAAATGACATTTGTAGCAGGAAATACTGGTGCTATTGATCCAGTATTATTAAACGAATTAACAATAACAGGACAATCAAGTAACGATAATTTACAAGTAACTAGAAACTTAACTCCAGAAACAAGTTTAGCAGCAGGAGATGTATTATTTGCAATGGTAAAAGCATCAACAGCAGCAACAACATTTTTTAAGTTAGGCATACAAGTTGGATATGACAATTAAAAAACAAAATAAAATGAAAGATACAATTGAAGATACGATACAGGTGGGAATGGCAAATGCAGGAGCAATAGGAATATCGTTGGCATCATTTAATGAAATACTAACAACAATATCTTTATTAATGGCAATAGGATTCTCAATTTATAAATTTACAAAAACAAGAAAATAATATGGCAAGTACAGTAACAGCAGCAAACTTAACAGTAACTATAGTAGAATCATATACTTTGAATGGTGTGGCATATGGTAATACTGTAGAGAAAACATTTACATCTAAAGGACAAGTAGATCAAAGAATAATGAATGTAGCTACTACAGAAAAGACTTTATTTAATTGGGGTGCAGCAGATGATGCAGGTACAGGGGTTGCTGCAGATTATGCTTACTTTAGAGTTACTAACTTAGATGATACTAACTTTATTACATTAAGAGTTTATAATGGTGCAGATAGTTTTTGGTATAAACTTGCAGCAGGTGAGAGCATGATGTTAATGAACAACGAAATGGATGCAGTAACAGGCACAAGTTTTGGTGCTTTAGCAGACATTACTTTAGTTGCTGCACAAGCAGATACAGCAGCCTGTGATGTGGAATTTATTGCAGTAACAGCATAGTATGGCTAAGATAGTTTTTACTTTTAGAAAGACTAAGAATAAGAAACGTAAAGGCATACATTCTAAAAATTCTAGTAAAAGTCAGAATGGCTACAAGAAACCAAAAAGAGGACAAGGTAAATAATGACATTTAGCTACTTTAAAAAAAGTGAGTTCACTTGTAAGTGTGGTTGTAAAACTAACTTAATTGACTTAGACTTTATAGAAGATTTAGATAGAGCTAGGTCTTTTAGTAATATTAAATATAAAATAACATCAGGGTACAGGTGTCCAAATCACCCCCTGTCAATAAAAAACCCTACAAGCAGCCATATAAAAGGCATAGCTTGTGATATAGAATGTAAAGATAGCTACCAGAGAGCATTAATCTTAGGTGGTTTAGCAGAAGCAGGGTTTGTAAGAATTGGTTTGAGTAAAGAAGGTAACTTCATTCATGTAGATTCAGATCAAGATAAGGTTCAGCCAGTTATCTGGTTGTATTAATTAATAATTAAAATAAATAAAATATGGAAATGTTAAAAAAAATGTTTGACTCAAAAAAGTTTTGGTATGCAGTATCTGCAGTATTTGTTCCATTTGCAGCAGCAAAGCTAGGTCTATCAGAAGCAGAAGTAGAGAAAGTTTACTATGCGATACTTACTTTAATTCTAGGTCAGGGAATTGCTGACATCAAGAAATAATGAGTAAGATAGTAGATATGATTACTGGTAGCTTGGTTAAACAAGCTATAAGTCCAATTACTGAAATAGTTAAGTCAGTTTTAGAATTGTTTAAAGACACTAAGGGTAAGTATTCTTCTAAGAGAACAATAAGTGGGGTGTTAGTTATAGCTGCTAGTGCAGATATATCGTTAAATGGCATTACATATATGAATTTGGGTTTAAGTTTTTTAGCAGTCTTACCATTACTGTTTTCAGTATTTGAAAAAAATTGTGAAAAGTGTAATTGTAATCTAAAAAAATAGTTACATTTGTGCTTCTATCGACCTTTCTGGTTGGATAATTGTTTTTAGTTTCAAGAGTGGGGTGTTAATAACATCCCATTTTTGTTTTAGAAGCACCTAATATTTTGCTTACATTTAGCAAAACTAAAAATCAAAAACATGACAAAATTAAAAGGTAAAAGATTAAGACTTTCTGCTGAAGAAGTAGAATTAATAAATGAATCTAGGGGTGTAGATGTAGAAAACATTAATGGTAATACAGCTTTAGATTTACATTTAAAAGAACGAGGTATAAACAAAGAAGATGTTGTTAGTGTCAAGCATTGGCAAAACATGGGTGGTGAACTAAGATTCTCTATAGTTACAAAACAAGAGTATGGTTTAGATGAAGAGCAAATATTAGATAAGATAAAAAGTCTTATAGAAGATTACTCACCTACATACAAAAAAATAGATAGAGATTTTGAAAATGATCACCTACTTGTTATCAATCCTGCTGACATACATATTGGTAAATATGCTAAAGAATTAGAAACAGGTAATGGATATGACTGTGAAACTGCTGTAGAAAGGGTTTTAGAGGGCATACAAGGACTTTTAGAGAAGTCTGCAGGTTTTGGTATAGAAAAGGTATTATTTTGCATAGGAAACGATATTTTACATATTGATAATGTGTACAACCAAACTACTGCAGGTACAAGACAAGATGTAGATGGTAAATGGTGGGAGCATTTTGAGATTGCTTTGATGCTATACGTTAAATGTATAGAGATGCTTAGACAAATTGCACCAGTAGATGTGTTACACAGTATGAGTAATCACGATTATCAGTCAGGTTTTCACTTAGCTCATGCTTTAAAGAGTTGGTTTAGAAAAGATGATGACATAAATTTTGACATTAGTGTAGCACACAGAAAATACTACCAGTATGGTAGTAATCTAATTGGTTTAGAGCATGGTGATGGTGCTAAGATGGTTAATTTACCTCTGCTTATGGCACAAGAAAGACCTAAGATGTGGGCAGAAACTAAGTATAGGTATTTTTACTTACATCATTTGCATCACAAAGTAAAACACAAGTGGTTAGATGCTAAAGATTACGTTGGTGTTACTGTAGAATATCTAAGAAGCCCATCAGGCACAGACAGTTGGCATAGTCGCAAAGGTTTTACTGGAGTTCCTAAAGCTGTAGAGGGCTTTTTACATGAGAAAAATAGTGGTCAAGTAGCAAGAATCACACATTATTTTTAAAATATTGTTAAAAAAGTTTGGTAGTCTAATTCAATTTTATAATTTTGCTTATTATTAACTAAAAATAAATATAATGAGTAGAAATAAAAAAAACAATTCAGAAAATCAAGAACCACAAATTAAAGAAACTAGAAAGGAAGCACTAACAAGACTATTTTTAGAAAATGGTTTAGTAAAAGAAGATGTGCATAAAGACCCAAGAGGTTTCGTTATTATAACAAGATCAGGCATAGATAAAATTGTAAGCAAACAAGGTATTACTGTTGCATACGAACCTTTATTGTTAGAATTAAAGAAGGACAATATTAATGTTGTTATTAGAGCTGCTGCATCAATGCAAAGCAAAAATAACAAGCCAATTAACATGATGTCTTTTGGTGAAGCATCTGATAATAATTTAATGGGTGGTGCAAAAAAGTTTCCAGTTGCTATGGCAGAGAAGAGAGCTATGAGTCGTGTTGTCCTTAAAATTGCAGGGTTTTATGAG